AATCTTTTTGTCCATCCAAGCAAGAATTGCTTCAATGGGTTCCTGCACTTCTGATTCCAACCAATCTGGTTTACCTGCTTCTCCATGTTCTGGATTAAATTCAAGAATAGCAGTTACACCAGCTTCATTATTTGTAACTTCTCCTTCTCTTGCCATTGGCCTTCTTGCTTGTGGAAATCCAGCGAATTTAATAACCTCTTCACCATAAGAGATATTTCGAATCAGACTTGCTGTAATTCGTGCGATCTCTTTGATATCAGAAACACCGATGTATGGATCAATTACACTTTTAATATTCTGAAACCATACAAATGGAATCTCACCGAGTGGATTCTCTCCTTCCGAAATCAGAATAGGTTGCTCGTTACTCATACCTGTGCTCAATGCACTTGCAGGTTGATTTGCATATTTATTATCACCTGGTTTTGGCTTGTAATCTGTTGTATCTGTATGACGATGCACTCTAAATTGGGATGGTGCATCATCTGGAAGTTTCCAAATTTCCCATTTATCCGGCCACCAAAGCAAATATCGATTATCAAAATCAAGAAGTTTCAGATAGGTTAAAGTTGGGCGGTTCGTGATTGGATGCCTTTCATGGTTCCAATCAAGAATATTGGGAAGTGTGAATAATGCACAGTATGGATAAATTCCTTGTGTAATATCGTCTTTGAGTATTTTATTTGTACTGTTTGGTTTGTCAATTAAAACTCCAACAGCCCCATAAATTGCAGCCATTTTCTGAGCTTCATTTAGAAACACATCAAAATTAGTATTATATAAATCAGCATCTTTGGTAAACATAGTCCATAATTTATCATCTGCTAATTGACCAAAATCTCTCACAGCAGGCTTTTCTGTGAGATAAAAATTGAATAGATCAATAATAATACTGGAATAGTTAAAGCAAATACCCTCATCTTGCCTTGCCTTCCAATTTGTGTTACTCTCTCTTGTATGCTTCTCCAAGGCATAGTCAATAAATGGACGGCCCCCTTGATACGCAAGTGAAAAGAACGCCCAGTCTTGAATATTTTCATCATGCACCTTGTGTGTTTTCTGCAGCTCGTCGATGTCCATTTTTGAAATCTCCTAAGTTAGATTGTTCTATTTCCAATATAATTTAGATGGGGGCCTTGGAACATACCTTGGCTTATTCACCCAATTTAAAAACTGTGATGTACTATCCGCAATATCATCATGTGGGGCTGTTGGAAAAGAACAAATTTGGTCCTCCGCTTCACTTAACCAGTGGGCCTGCTTTGGAAACCAAACTTTTCCAGACTCGAACAATGTAGTTATCGCATCAAATCGTATTTCATTATTAATATTTTTTGTAGAAATTTCAACTGTTGGAATTCGCGTGGATCTTTTTAGTTCTTGAATCAATGATTGACCTGTTGCACGTCCTTCAATAAGATGGGCTGATGGATGATGTATCTCATGAACAACTTTTACCTCTCTTACTAGATCTGGAAATTCAAGTCTTTTATTTCTAACATCTATTAAATAATATCCGGTTGCAGTAATAATCCAAACTGTACAGGCAGTTGGGTCATTGATTTGTTCTGGCTTATACGCCGTATCCCAGCTTGCTACAATTCGTTGGATCTCATCTGGTTTTGGTAATTGTTCATAATGATTAATCCACTCGAATTTTACTCTACCTCCACCCAGAGCCGTGGGCCTTTGTTGAAACTGTGCATTCCATTCCCTTGGTCCGAGTGCTGTTTTGATTACCTCCAACTGTTCAATATCACGGAACTCAGGCCACAGAGCTTCACCCTCTTTTCGCTTCATAATGTCGCCTGGTTCCGCAATAGCTTTAAGATCCAAGATTGCCCAATTCTCATGAGCATGTTCTTCCATGAGATAACCAGATAAATCGGAATTGTGCCATCTAGTATTAATCACTACGATTTTACCACCAGGCATGACTCTTGTATACGCAACAGCCTGATACCAGTTCTGTACATTTTTTCGTGCTGTTTTGGATTCAGCTTCTTGACGGTCTTTGATTGGGTCATCGATAATCAAGCAGTTGTGGGTGAGTATTTTGTTAGCAAAGAAGTTATTTGTTCCTTCCACTTGGATGTCATAGACTGGGATCGACTTAGTGCTAATTCGATTAACCTTGTTTATTCTATCTTCTTTTACAGTAGTATCATAAATTAAAATTTTATCCCCTCTTTGAATAAATTGTGCTTTGACATAGGAATCTAAAATTGTATAAATAGGATGGTTTTTAGTTAATTTTAATTCTAGGTTGGAATCAGTAATAATTTGGTATAATTCATTTGTATATCGCATTCGGGCAACAATTATATTTTTGTAGATTGGCAACCGATTTTGATGATCAAAAGATAGTACCTTTATTTTGTTGGATTGTATAAGTAATGAATAAATCGTTTCAATGTCAAGCTCTTTTTTAACCCCATCTATTTCCACAGATAATATAGTTTCTGCGGGTAAACAATCAGCGCCACGGCCTACGATGGCCCCTCCCATACCAACATTAAAGTATTCACCTTTCTGTTGAGTGGAGAAATGGCTGATTGCCTTTGAGTCTTTTAAAACATTACAGTTTGGAAATATTCTCTGAAAATTCTCATTTATTGCTTGATCTCGAACTCTTCTTCCAACATCATTTCCACGTTCTTGATTATAGGTTGTATAAATAATATGATGTTGTGGATTTCTGCCTAAATACCATGCTGGAAAGTATTCACCTACCAATGCTGTGTTATGGGAAACAACCCCATTGGCTATGTAATTTTTAGTATTTGTGGTTTGTAAATGAATTAGATCACGCATTCCAACATTTTGGATGTTAATTATTTGGTCATAGATAAAATCCATTTCTAAGTACCAATTTAACTCTGGATACACTTTTGCCATTCTTTCCAAACGTTCTCGTGTAATATTTTTTTTGTTATCACATCTAAATCCATTTTCTCTTGTGCGTTTAAGAGTTTTACCAAGTTTATTGGGAAAGGCTTCTATCATACTAAGACCTTGTTTTTCTAATATTTTTGCGCATTGTTCTCTCTTTGATCCAAGATCACAATTATCATAAATTTTCTGTAATTGACTTCTTCCAATTGTTAAGCCCCAAGCATTACTACAATTATTTGGTTTATAAAACATAGCAGTTGCTATACCACACATGGATAGTAGTGTTTGTATATCTTGAATCAGTTTTTTATTTGCTAAAGTTATTCCCCCCTGCCCGGCTTTTTGTGCAAAATACCCATCGGTTTGAAACATTATATTAATAAATGCCCACTTTTGCTTTAGAGATACCTTAAAAAATTCTTTTGGCAATCTTTTAGTTGTACTTTTTTCATCTGCGATTCCATATTTTTGTAATAATGGAATGGCCTGTACACCAACATAATAATCACAATCACTCCCTGCAGATTTCGTAAATGTGATCCCAAATAATTCACATAGTTTTCGAAAGTTAGCTATAACTATTGGATCAAGTTTGGAAAAAGATCTCCCGTGTTTGGCGGAGCAGCTTCCATCAAATAACATATAGGTAATAAATTTAAGTTCATTCAAATCTATTTCATAGTTAAAATCAATTTCTTTATGTAGCGTTACAAGGAAATCATTAAGTGTTAATTCTGTAAGTTGCTTATACCCATCGAATGTTAAAAGAGGATGATCCACGCTCCCAATAAAACTACGCCCAGTACGTGTGGTAATTTGTTTGCTTAATTTCCTTGTTGGCTCTGTAGCTAATATAGTTTGAGTACATAATTTACCATCATCATACCCAAATATACTATCGCCTACTTTTGCATCACCTGCTTTTTTTAATGTTCCATCAGCCATATGTAGTAAGCTATTGATATCACAGCATTTCCCGTGGCGGGGTGGTGCCCAAATCATAAGCCGAGTAATATCACCACGTTCTACTGCCTCTAAGTATGCAGCTATGAGAAGATGCATTTGCCCAATAACATATTGTGGAAACTGATAAGCAACATAGCTCAAAAGTTTAGAGTGGGCCAACTCTTCAAGTGTTGGTGGGCGTTTTGGAATTTCAATCATTTTCTATCTCGGAGTATTCAGCTTCTGTAATTTCGTTTGGTATTGATATTTGTCTCTGCACATTCGGCAATGAAAATTGAGTTCCTTGGCTCAACTCTGCAGCACGAACCACAGCATCAATAGTAGCTTTATCATATTTATGCTCAACTGTCAACTTCCTATCTTGTGGTTTCTCAACCCATCCTCTATCACCAAGATGACATTTGGCGGCGAAGATGGTCATAATGGTGTCTCCATCCTTAATTTTCTTCAGTGCCGCATACTCAATGAGATCTTTTTTTTCTTCCTCAAAAGAATCAAGCATGGTTTTGAAATCAGGATCTTTTTTCTTCCAATCCATCACTGTAGTTCTTGGAATATCTAATGTGTTGCATGTTTCAGTAATATTAAATAGTGATTTACGATACACTTCCAAAAATAAATTTTGTTTTTTTACTGTATCTTCTCTCCATGTGGCTTTTCTTTTTTCTATTCCTTTAGCATGTCGTGGTGTTTTTTTTCTTTGTAATTCTTCCAACTTTTCTACAAATTCCGGATCTGTCTTTTTCCAATATTTCATAGAACTGATATTAACACCCTCCCCCATGGATTTCAAAACATCGTAAACATTAGATTTTGGATCTGCATATCGTTCTAAAAATATTTTTTTGTTCTCTTCGTCATTTCCGTGTCTTTCCTCCCATGCATCTGCGTCCTCAGCTACTTTGGATAGTTTAATACGTTCATACTCTTCTGCAAATTCTGAATCAGTTTCCGCCCATTTGTATATAACAGTGCGAGTAAAATTCAGTTGTTTGGCTGCCCTATATGTAGACATACCATCCTGTTTATATAAATCCAAAAAATCTCGTCTTAGTTGGTTGCTCTCTTCTTCGGTCAGTTTTGCTCTCTTTTTGCGTCTTTTAGGCTTTTCAGGCATTAGATCCTCTCTTTTATGTAAATTTTTTTTCTTATTATTTTTAATTGCTTATATCGTTTTTTATTCCTTTTTTGATATTGAGTGAAAAATAATGCTTGACAAATGAGAAAAAGTATGTTTATATGGTAGCAATTCCATAAAAAATGATTATTGTTCTTTACCATAAACCATTCATATTATGTTTGTCAAGTGTTTTTTATTTTATATGGAAAGGGGGGATTTAATTTAGTTTTAATGGCCCCACATTATGTTGGAATGCATAATGGGCTTGTCAAGTGTTTTTATAGCATGGTAATAACTCCATGCTCGGCTGGGCACACAGCCGTAGAGTGAGGGCGATTGACCACTCACTGAACTCTGTGATAGTATATCATGGAGATGTGTCTGGCATTAGTATATAAACCATTGGAAAATGGTGCTGGTTGGTATTAATTTTTAATAGTCTGTAAAGACGAGGAGTAGC